GCGGCGCTCAAAGAGGACACACAGTATTAAAATCAGACGGAACCCGGCATGTCTTTCATCATTTCGGCTCTGGAACATTAAACGGAGCAGATACTTATTTACCGGAGGATTTTATTTTAAATCCTCTGGTATTTAGGGAAGAATGGGAAGAGTTGAAGAAATTAGGATGGGAACCTTATGTGTACGTTCATGAACAATGTATGATTACGAATCCTCTTGATATGATGGCAAATCAAATTATTGAGCGAAGTCGCGGTAATAATAAACACGGAAGCTGTGGAATGGGTATTTATAATACAATTCAACGCTATAAAAAACATATTACTTCATATTCATCGTCATGGTCATATTATATGAATATGTTCAAGCGCATGGGAATTACGTTATCATTTCAAAAATCCTGGGCTTCAAGACCATTACAATGAAGATTTTGATTTTATGATGTCGCACATACATGTCGTGAATGATGATCAATTACTTGATGGATACGATATCATAGTATTTGAAAATGGGCAGGGGCTTCTTTTAGATCAAAATAATACTGAATATTACCCACATCTTACTCCATCCAACACTGGTATTAAAAATCCTGCAAGAATTATAAAGTCTGTAAATTGGACTGATGAGATTAATATAGAAGCTTGTTATGTGACACGTACATATATGACTAGACATGGAGCCGGTGCGTTCCCAACTGAATGTAATAAGGAAGAGATTAATCCAGACATAAAAGATTTAACCAATGTTCCAAATCCGCATCAGGATACTTTGAGATATGGGAAGTTAAATGTTGAAGAACTATATGAAAGATGTCAAGCAGACATAAAAACCTCTGGAATCCCATGTCGAAAGACATTGGCTATGACTCATATGAATGAATATTGCGAGTCTAATATATCTCTTTATGAAATACATAAAATATTCAAAGATAACTGGAAATTAAAATTGTTTGAACGTGAGGAGAACTAAATGATTAAATTAAACGACGTAGAAATCAAACTTGATAAATATCCGGATGGGACATTCTTATTTAAGAATCTCCCACCCATCGGAGGATGGCGCAGAGATAATATTGAATGGTTCTTTGAATCAATGGAAGAGTTAACAGCAGTTGAATATATTACTAGATATTGTTGGGATCATAGAGTAGTGCCTAATTTATATATGCCTTATATCCCAGATGCACGTATGGACCGAGTTAAGCATAAGAACGAATTATTTACTTTAAAATATTTTGCTCAGACTATTAATTCATTACATTTTGGAAAAGTAGAAGTTTTAGATCCGCATTCTGATGTATCTGCCGCATTATTTAATAAAGTACATGTAGAATCCCCGAATCGAATGATTGAGGATGCTGTTAAGAAGATTGCGAGTAATAACCTTATGATGTTTTATCCGGATGCGGGATCCATGAAGCGATATTCTTCAGCAGTACATCTTCCATATGCTTTCGGTATTAAGAATAGAGATTGGGAGACCGGAGAGATTAAAGGTTTAGATTTATCTGGTGAAATTGATCAATTACCAGGTAAAGACATTCTTATTGTAGATGACATTTGCAGCAGAGGTGGTACTTTTTATTATAGTGCTAAAAAGCTGAAAGAGGCCGGTGTAGGTAAGATTTATCTTTATATTACTCATTGTGAGAATACTATTTATGAAGGAGAACTTCTGAAAAATAATGGATTGATTGAGAAGATTTATACGACAGATACGATTCTGACAAATCTGGAAAGTCCTAAGATTGAACTTGTTGAGAGGTTTAGATAAGGAGGCATTATGAAACCGATTATTAGCCCGTGGTTGATTTATTTAATTGATTTATTTGATGATTTAAGGGAGTTATTTGGTATTGCATCAATTTTACTTGGATGTGCAGCGGTGGTATTATCAATTATTTGGCTTTTGAGTTCTATGGATTATAGACAGGATGAAAAACCTATTGTTACATGTAAAAAGTATTTAAAGAAATCAGTTATCTGGCTTTGTGTTAGTAGTTTACTTTTTACAACAGTTCCATCAAAAGATACCATGTATACAATGCTTGTGCTAGATAATGTAACGACAGATAACATCCAAGCAATTGGGAAAACCGGCAAAGATGTAGTTGATTATATTACTGACCAGATTGACAAAGTTGTAAACGATAAAGAGGAGAATAAAAAATA